TAGCTCCGACTGCTCATCCGAAGACACGGGACGATAGACGTACGCTCACCTAGGCAAGCCATTCCAGATCTAGGAAACCCAGACCATCCATGTGCAAATCCTCATGACCGAAAAGGATAGCCAAAACAGCAGCGTAGTACTCAGATGCTGTGAGGCCGGTTTTCTCCCAGACGAGGGGCGTGAAATCATACAAGAAACCTGTAGAACTCGGTTTCTTGATTTCCTCGAGGATGCCATCAAGACCAAGCCTGATGAACAAACCTCTGAGATTCCACGAGACCCCATCTAGGTCCAGCAAACCATCCTTATACAGTTGAACAAACTTGCCAAGAAACAATTTCTTAATGGCAGGGAAGTGGCGGAACTCGTAAGAGTAGCTTAACGCCTTACCACAAAGATAAGCTGACGGGTCAAGCTTAGGATTGGGGCAGACATTGAACCTCGCCACCGCCTTACCAAGAAAAGGAACCATAACATATTTACCGTTGGCAAGCTGCGTAAAATAACGAGAAAGGAAAGCAACACCCTGCAAAGTGCGAGAGATTTTGACCTTGACCTTCATACAAGCGAGTTTAGCTATGAACTCATATTGACGCTCATAAAACCGGATCGGACGTGTGGCGCGGTCGAGGCGTTGGACACAATCATCTCCCAAAATTGCAGCCGCTCCCACTCGGCCTACGTGAACTGTGAATGCCTTGTTTATAGTAGCATTCCACATGCTGTTTCTGAAAGTCGTGGATTGAGCCCCCGTAGGGAGCTGATTTTTAATCCGCAACTTCATGGCATACGTGTAGTTAGTAGCAACAAAGCTATTAGCTACAAGCATGAGACTTGTCAGCCACATTGGCGCGCCCAAACGACGCAACCAATTAGCTTCCAGCATGTGGACATCGAGTGTCTGACTGCTGTCATTGGCACTGAAATCAGTGGAAATAAAGAGACTCGTAGAATCTCCTGACCTTTGAAAGTGGTCGACTATCTCCTCAGAGGTTTTCTTGTACGCCCCAGTCACCTCATTGACGTGGGGCCCTCTTAACTGATCAAAGCACCTAAACATGCGTCGAGTACACTCCTGCATGATGGGACCTAACACAGAGTTATGAATGTCAGAGCTCTGATATATGATCCTTGGAGCCCAGTCACGGTCATGACGCTTAAGAAGCGCCTCCATTTTCACAAAGATTTGTTTTTCAGAAAACTGTTTGCTAGTCATCTCTGCAATTTGACCATAACGAACGGCTTTGGCCTGTCGGGCTTGCTTAGCCGCATCGAACTGACTGTTCCAAGCATCAAAAAGCTCTATAGACCACTCAATAGGCTCTAGAGGTTGGGGGCAGATCTCATCAAGCAGGTCGGCATTGGCCAACCGAATACTCCGGTGAACCCTTTCAGAGGTGTAATAATTACACCGTTTGTCTATAGCCGCACTCAAGCTGGCAAGGGATTTAGATGGGACTACGGGCAAATGCTCGTAGATAGTCGGACCATAAACATCGTTTATGATCTTCGTAGTGTCGTCTAAAACCCCATCCTTGGGGCGACCAAACGAAAAGGGGACAACGGGGTGTCGAAGTTGGCGTGTCGGGTTCACGCGGGCCCTGCGGGCATGGTAGGCTGAACTTACTGAAAAGTTGCCATTAGTGAGAGTTGTACGCCGTTGTGTAGACGTCATACGTGTGTGTCTTCGTAAGAAGTGTGTGTGTGTGTGTGTGTGTAGT